CAAAGTCCATCTCAACCATACCGATACCAAGACCGTAGGTGTTATACCAGTCTGCTGCTGTGTACATCTGCAGTTGTAGGTCAGAGTTTGTTACATAAAAGTTTGCAATACGAGTTCTAGTATCTGCTGCCTTGCGTGCTGAATCTGAAACCATATTAGTAGCTGAGCAGTTAAATGATGGCAGTGGTGCCATTGCTTCTGCTAAGTCACGTGCTGCGACGTCAATGAAGTTTGCAACCAAAGGCTTTGGATATTCCTCTGAAAACATTGCAGGGTATACCTTAGAGATATCTCCCTGACGCACCGAGAGCACATCACGCATACGTTGATCTCGCGCTGATGAGCGAGTACGTAAGCGTGCTAGCTTAGCGTCAACTTCTTTAACTGATAACAATTGAGGTCCTTACCCTTTGTATACGTCGTTGCCGTATTTCTTTTTTAGAATCTTAAGCATTGCTGCATCTTGTGCAGTCATCTTTGGCTTTAACTTATTAGCATCAAAAGTCTTTGCTACTGATCCTTTAGCTGCTGGCTTCTTCATTGCTCCTGGCATTTTATCTCCTTAGATGAATGTGCGATCTTTTTCTGCGAGCAGTTCATCTATGTTGATAACTGTTCGTTTACCCTGCTCGTAACGAGACAGGAATGGATTCTTTAAGTGGTGGGTCTTGTGCATACCTTGGTTAAGCATCTCGCGTGCTCTGATCTCACAGAACCACAGAGCCATTACCATATCGGTTTTACCTTTAGTACTAGGTGACCACGTAATCAATTGCTCAATGAGCGCTTTAATGTTTTCAGTCTGGTCAGAAGGTAAGTGAATAAGGTTGTCGCGGTGGTGCTTTCCGTCGAATTGCTTGGTTCCAAACAAAGTTGACATTGATGCAACGCCGAATCCTGAATCCCATTTGTTATTGCCAGTATGGTGTTCCCGCAGTAACACTCCCCTAGAGGCCAAGTTCGCACGGATTCCTTCATCTTGTGTAAGGAATGATTGAAAAGCATTCTTCTCTACTATCCATTCACTGGGTGAGTACAGGGAAGTCCAGTCAAATATTAGTTGACGGATCGCAGCAGGTGTTGGCCTAGTAATCTTAATAGCATCAACAATGTAGCGTTTATGTGTAGCCCGATCAACAGCGTAACAAATGGCGGCTGTATCACCAACCATAGCGGGATCAAGACCACAAATATAACTAAAGCCGTTGACATCACGTGGATGACCTGGGTGACCAGGAACCAAGCGACCTGCTTTACGCATTCCATCTATAGAACCTCGCACACATACCGGATCAAAGATGGCATCATCTGAGATATCTTGTTGTTGATAGACAAGCGCCCAAGTGGAAGCATCCATAGCTTGACGTTCGTTGTAAAGGTTGCGACCATTCCATCTAGGATAGAGGCCGTCTTCATCTAAATCTGATTCTGTCTGCCCATCAAAGGGAGCATCTGATGCAGGCCAGAGAGTCTCCCACTTGTCAGGGTTCTCATCTGTTGTCAGCAAAGCTGGCATTGCCAGATAGGTCCAAGGGACCAAGCCACCAGGGTAGCGGTCTTCTGAACGCAGTTCCTTGTATAAGTCTACTGCGGTAACGCGGGTACCTACGATAATTAACTTACCAGTAGGGTTAAGACGAGAGCGCACATCCTGGGTTAACCAGCGAATCTGCTTCTCAAACTCGTTAGCGTTCTTTAAGGTAACAGCGTCGTCTACAATAATCATATCTGCACGCTTACCGTAGATCTGACCGCCGATACCGACGGCTTCGATGTTTGGGTCCTTTTCAGATGACTCACGAAGCTCATCACCAAAGGTGACACGGGTAGCCTGCCACGAGGCTGACTTAGAGTTAAACCCTACGCCAGCAGCGTAAGCCTGTTGGAGTGCTTCATAATTTGGATGAGTCAGGCGTTGCTTGATGGCGTAGAGAAAGTCTGCAGCTAACTGCTGCGTTTGAGATACAATGAGTACTCTAAAGTTAGGGTTCTGACAAACCTGCCACGTGACGTAATCAATGGTTACGGTCATAGATTTGGCGTGGTTGGGCGGAATGTTCAAAAGGATTCTGTTATTAGCCAGACCCTTTTCGTACTTCATAGAAGGATGTAGCCAGCCAGGTTCGCGGCCTTCGATCACATCTATCAGGTTCTGCTGGTGTGGAAAGGTGCGGGAGTGTAGGTACTTCTGGCGAAACTCGGCAAAGGTTAAGTCGTGAACATCGGAAGCTGCAAAGCTCTTGTCCTTTAGACCAAGGCGTGTTCGGTCAACCTTGTCTGTAAAGACCTTATCGGTACGTCGGTAGTACTCGTAAGTCTTAATGGATTTACCAGCTGAGGCACAAGCTGCCTCAATGGTCATACCCTCTGCTACACAGCCAAGGATAATTCTCTTGGCGATGTCGGCACTATTGTCAGCCACGTGATCTCCTAAAATTTATTGGGGACCGGCCGGAATCGGTTTATTTTTACACGAGGCGCGTAGGCCTCGGCCGGAATCAGAGATTCCTTATACTAGGCGAGGAAGGTTTCATCTACCAGTAGATAGAGCTATCCCCACTAAAAGTACTGGGCAGATCGGGCTTAACGCCCGAAGGAGCCGCAGCGAACTGAGGGGTAAGTCAGTGCTCGGCCTAGGGGCCTCGCTAGAGGCCATACCGTAGCAACTCAGGGCTTTTCCTATTAAAACCCCTTACTATATATAAGGCAGGAAATTTAACGCATTTCCCGTTTTTAGAATGTGACCTTCATCACAGTATATATAACCGCAGGTCAGAGGCTAGATCCAGCTTTAACTTTAGCAAATATTTTTTACGCGGGTACACTATACCCTCCCGCCCGCGCACAACAATGCCCGGGTGTCCGTTTTTTGCTGACTGGTCAGACCCCCACCCCCCTGCCTGTGGATAACCTGTGGATAACTGCTGGCTGCTTATGGAAATTGCGGGGGCTTGCTAGATTCCCGGCGGTGTACATATAAGCCCTAACTGTCCAACAATAACCGCATCCCTAACCCTTAGACATCTGCGCCCTAATTGTCTACCGATTGAAAGCCCGCGAATGGTTGAAGATTCAACTACTTATTACCTGTGACCCTGTTGCATTCTCAGGAATCACACAGGATAACGTTATCAAACTGTTACCATAATTCCCTTGTTATCGCTTGACATACGGCACAGTCCCGCATATATTTATCTCATCAAGCAACCGCTTGAATTAACCGAAAAGGGAGAAACAAGAATGACAAGAAAAGATTACCAGTTAATTGCAGAAGTGTTTGCACACTTCGGGCAGATGGTAGAACTAGAAGAGACAATCGGGGCAGACATAGCCCGTAATCTAGCAGACGCATTACAGGCAGACAATCCCCGATTCGATTCTGCCCGATTCCTTACCGCTTGCGGGGTGAAGTAATGAACGGCTTCTCACTCCAAGACCTCCGCGACATTCTGAGCGCGGTCGAATCTGACAAGGTAGGAACCCACGGGGACGAGAGAAGTATCCGCCTCGATAAGTTGGACGCGAGGCTTCGCGTTCTCATCAACCGAGCCAAGAGAGAGGGGGCAAAGTAATGCCAAAGTTTACAGTTTACGCGACACTCATCACACAATTAGAAACCGAGATTGAGGCAGATAGCCTAGAACAAGCGGAAGAGATAGCAGACAAAGAACTCATCACGGCAGACTTTGAGGCAATGCAGAGTGAGTTCACCCTTGATTTGGTGAGGGAGGTTAAGTAATGGAGACCGCAACGAAGGCGACCCTTGCGGTCGGGGGCGTATTCCTCGCCCTAATCGTGGGAATGTTGGCAACACTAGGCGCGGGGACAGGATGCGCCACGGGTGAGACTCAGCAACTCATCACCTACCAAAACTCACAACACGGCGAATGGGTGACCGAGCCGGTCTATGCAGAATGCGAGGGCAAGTAATGGAAGACCGCGAACTCATCGAACTCATAGACGAGGCGATTCACACAGGGCAGAATGAGATGACAGACGAGGGAGTTTTGAACTATATCGGGCGACTTATGACAGAGAGAGAGGGCAAGTGATGTACAACGGCTATGCGAATCAGGATGAGTTTCATAAAGCTTTGGCGGAGGGGTTTCAAGCCTACGCGGAGGCGTACGAGAAAGGGATGAGAGAAAACCCTGAAGGGTGGAGACACGCGGGTTGTGACCACGCAAATGGGTATTGTTCTGGGTAAGTTATGCGGTAGAGTACGCCATAGACCGAAACGCCGTGAGGCGTCTACCCGTGAGACGGGTACTGATGAGGTCAGAAACTAGGGAAAGGGTTACAAATGAGTACAAAAACAGGGGCGGAACTATCCGCCATTCTTGCAACGATTAAGGCTCGTGATGTAGAAGATGAGAACTCTAACGGCATCCCCGCAGACCTGTGGAAATGCCTACCAGACCAAGCAAGCGGTAGTGCTTGGGTGGGCTTTATTGTGCAAGTTGCAGAAGAGGTTGCCGACATCCTCAGCGATGAGGATGAGTACACCTTTGATGACTTAACCGAGGCGGTTATGGAATATGCAGACAATAATTGCCCGCCATATTACGCAGACCAGTTTGAGATGATTAAAGAACTAAGCCTGTGGGCTATTGATGAAGTTGAAGAGAGAGTGGAAGAGGCTACCTTCACGGACTCCCCGCTGAACATCCGAAAGCAAATGTCTATGTACTGTGTCGCTGCTTATGAAATCACATACTTAGCGGTTTGCAATTACATAATGGCAGAGGAAGATGCAGAATGAGTACACGAGTTTGCGAGTATTGCTTTGACTACTTTGCCACATCTAGCGAGATTGTGGCGCACTACCAAACAACACACAAGGAAGAGGACGAGGAATGAGCAGAGAGTTAGAAGTATTAAGGGAAGAGTACAAAAGAGCTTTTGAAAACCCTATCTTTGATGACCCAAAAGATTACTGTGTCCTATTGGACTTGATTCAAGACCGCATTAACGAGATAGAGGTGCGCTATGCAAACCACTAGCGAGGAAACGAGAATGATTATCTCAACATTCTGCCAAGATTGCGACATTGATTTGTCGGACATTGAGGGAGAGTACCAACAAGAAAGTAATGTAATGACCTACACTTGCATTGAGTGTGGGAGCGAACAAGAACAACAAAACTGGGAGGAAAAGTAAATGGGAGCGAGAGTTATATTCAACATCAAGCAAGACGAGGGCAACTACATCTGCCTTTACTCACATTGGGGAGAGTACACGGCATTGCAGGATGCGGGGAGGGCTATCGCAAAAGCTCGCCCACGCTGGGGAGAGGACTCTTATGCCACTCGCATCATTGTAAGCCAACTAATCGGTGATGAGTGGGACAGTGAGACAGGCTTTGGGTTATGGGTATCGGCTGAGCCTTGTATGGATGAGGCGTGGGTGCTGATTGACCTACAAAATCAGACTGTAACGGCGGTAGATGGCGAACATTCGTTCGAGGGCTTTATCAACTATCACAGCGTGGCTGTGTGAGAGGACAGGGAAATGAAAGATTACTGTGACGATTGCGGGCAGGTGGAATGGATGTGTACCTGTGAGCAAGAGATAAACGTAGTGCAATTAACGAGCAGAGGTTGGCTGGTGCTGGTAATTCTGCCCGCACTTCTAGTAATGCTGGGAATCTGGCAGGTGTCAAGCCACCTGTGGTATGTAGGAGATGGCGGGAGCTTTCTCGGATACTGTTGGGGAACTATGGTAGAGTGCTATAAGGAGGGAATGTAATGAGTTACGACATCAACAATAATTGTGTGGTCTGCGACCAATACAGGTACGACCAACACAACAGGAGCTGCGAGTACTATGTAAAAGAGACTTACTTAGAGTTCATCAAAAGGATAAAGGAGGTAGCAAAATGAAAGACAAATGGCTTGTAACGATTGAGATAGATACCTATGACGGCGACCCTAAAGGATGGGACTGGAGTTACTACTTCGTCTCTGATGAAGTGAAGGTAATTAGTAGTGAGTTCAAGGGTCGCGTACTACCAGAGGAGGCAGACAATGAATGAAGAATACTTACGGGCTAAGTTCGACTTGTGCATCACCGAGGCAGAGAAGGACTTACAGGAGCAGGAGATAGCGCGAGCTATCAAGAACTTACAACGGGCAAACTCTGCCCTGACTCGCTTGTTCGGGTTCGAGGAGGAGGCAGATGAGTAAGTATTTCTTTACGGCAGACGGAACATTCGGGTCAGCTTGTGCAGGTGACTTTGAGGTGATTGATACTACCCATTGGACAGACAAAGATTGGGAACTGATTGAATTAGCGGGAGACAATGACCGATTAGACCTAGCAAGGGAGTTAATTAAATGAGTAACGTATACACGATTCACCCACCTAAGTCGGATTTAATCTTATTCTATGAAGTGGTTACGCCAGAGGGAGAGAACGAGTGGGGTGGAGCTAACGCTGAACAATGTATGCAATGGCTTACCCTTGCACCTAACAACAGTAGAGTGCTGGTGTCTGCGTGGGATAGCGACGAAGAGGACGCTCATCTAGTAGGGCAGACCATAGACATAACCGAGATTATTCAGCGAGCAAGGGAGGTAGGAAGATGAGCTTAGTGTTAGGGATAATGATAGTGATGGTGGTAGCCTATGTACTTATAGTGTGGGAGGACAAACTTAATGGAGAATAGACAAGTAAGTGGTGTGCAAGCGATTCACCATCGTAATTACAGACGGGCGAGAGACCGAGCTTTAGTACGCCTGTCTCATTTATACGCTGACGAATACAGGCGCTTGCTTGTGGAAGAGAGGGAAGCAGATGAGTTGGAAGGCAAGAAGTGGGTTGGTGTTATTGACAATACCCGTCTTACTATTACTACACATACACGGGCGAACGCCGTCCCTGATGTCGCAGGACGTACCGATTATGACAGAGAGAACGAAGGCTACAATGGAGGAGAAGAGTGAAAACAAAGCACTTGCAATTAGTTTCGCAAAGGCACTCGGTTACAACAACAACCAAGTTCAATGCCTCGTCACCCTTTGGACCCGTGAATCCCGCTTCGACCACCTTGCTCGCCCAAGAGACGCTGAGGGCAAACCAAGAAGCTCGGCTTTTGGAATTGCTCAACTCCTTAGAGAGCGTAGTGGACAACCTGAACTTCAAATCCTTCACGGCTTACGATACCTTAGTCATCGCTATGGAGGGAGTGCGTGTCGCGCTCTCCAACATAGCAACAGACGAGGCTGGTACTGATGCAGACGTGCGAAGAGTGTGGTGATGACCTCGTTGCAGAGGGAGAGAGTAAGTGTTTGGAATGTTTAGAGAATGATGTACAATAATCTTTGCTAATGAACTCCATTCGGTGGCAAACAAAAAGCCCTCGCCGTAACTGGCGGGGGCTTCTTGCTAGCACTCAATAGGCGGTCGCCTACCAAGAGCTAAAGTATAACACTATCCACCAGTAGAGTAAAACCCTTTACCTTTGAAGGTGATGGCGGGTGAGTCCCACTTACGCACCATTGGTATATGGCAATCAAAGCAAGATGGTTCACGTGGTTCCTCGTGGATACTACGTTCAATAGTTAATTCACTGTTGCAATCAGGGCAACGATAGTCGTACTGCATTAGAGCTGCACCGCTTCCTCTATGGGTAGATAACCTACTAACTTCTCAACCTTTTCAACCCTGTCAAACTCAGTAGTGGCAGGCATCTGGTGATTAAACCATACTGGTTCTGGTAAATCCAATAGATCGAAGGAGAAGATACCGGCAGGGGTGGAGTTGATGTAGAAGGGGACAAGCTCACGCTCTGCTGCTTGTGTGATGAGCTTGCGATACTTCATCTCTTCAATCAGCAAGGTGTTGTAGTGTACTGCCCTGCACTTTAACTCTATGTAGTGACCTGCTTGCTTGGAGATGCAGTCATAGGCATCAAAGATGCCCTCAGACTTTACTAAATCTGGGTACAAACTCTCACGCAAGAAGGTAAATAATAACTCTTCGTTCATTGCCAGGGACTAACCCCGCCAAGATTATCCTGCAACCTACGCAAAGCCTGAGCGCACCTACGATCTGCAGTAGAGATAGCACACTCTAGTACCTGTGCTATCTGTTGCAGGGTGAAGCTCTCGTGATGGCGCATACGCAAGAGGGCTTGGTCTTCTTGGTCTAACTTAAGAAAACCTTTCTTGATGTCAATGAGGTTAGCAAGTAGGTTGCCACCTTCTGCTGGAGATGATGAACCTTTAGGTTGCCCATCTCTAATCATCTCTTGTGCTTGCTCTAATACTGTGCCATCTATGACTGATGCAATAACAAAGGGTAGCAACTGACCAAGTGTTGCTGACTCGTAATAGGCTTCATCATTAGTCTGGTATCCAGACTTAGCTGCCTTCTCCTTGCGTGCATAGCGTTCTCCTGCACGCGTCATCTGCCAAGCAATGCGTTGCTCGTTGTGTCTGCGTCGCTCTTCGATAGGTTCCATTAGA